CCCCGACCAGGAGCCGGTGTGCGTCAAGAACCGATCGGTCAGCGGCCGGGACTCGCCGGAGAGGATGGACTGGAGGCTGCTTTCGCGCTGGGCTTTACGCTCCTCATATATGGCTCGATCAATAGGATCCATCATACCTCATCGCCTCCTTCGGAGAGCTCGTAGATCAGACGGCGGACGTAGGGCGGGCACTGGCGCTCGCCGAGCGTCCAGCCCTGCACGGTCCGCAGCGGGATCCCGTACCGCCGGGAGAGCGAGGACTGCGTCTCGCCGACGACGGCGAGGAAGTCGCGGAAGGATCCGGCGGCGGCGCGGTGGATCTGACGGAGCGCGGGAACGAGGGAAAGATCCGGCTCGGCTGCGGGATCCTCCGGCAGGAACATCTCCGAGAGGATCAGGTCGGACGCGAAGGCGTCCGGGTCGGAATACTGGGCGGCCTCGGCCCAGGAGAGGGAGAGCTGTTCAGACGTCATGGCTCAGTCCTCCTTTGCGAACCAGGGGATATAGTCCCCTTCGTTTGGGGCGAAGCCGTAGTCAGAGGCGGCCCACTCGTCGTACTTCTCGGCGTACTCCGCCTCGAAGTCCCGGTCGGTATCGATAGAGAACGTGTCGACGTCCTCACCGTCGACCCAGATCGGGCTGGGATCGGCCTTGCCGTCGAGGATGTAGAGGGCGATGCAGCCGCCGCTGATCCATCCTGACCAGAAGGCTGGGAAAGTGCCCTTGTCGGTTTCGGCAAGACCGAAGAAGTTGCCCGGCGCGACCGTGAAGCCGTTGTAGTCGAACGTCCGTTCGGACGTGTTCTCAAGCATTTTGATGTTCATGGATTATTCCTCCTTAAACCGGATCTCGGTGATCCAGGAGTTCTCGCTGCGGAAGGAAGCTGTCTGCCACCGTCCGGAGACGAATACCTCGACGGTTCCGCGCGTGACGCGCTTGCCGAAATAGTCATAATGGATGTTTCTGTGCTGGGTCTTGTCGGTCAGCGCATGGGCAAGCGTGCCGCGCTTGCCGGAATAGCCGACGATGATGGTGCTCTCAGAGATGTTCATGGTTCAGTCCTCCTTCTCATCGAGGCCGGTGACCTCCTCGTAGGTCTCCGGGTCGTCAGGCCATTCGTCGGACTCCAGAAGGCGATCCATTGCGTCCTTCGCGGTCTCGCCCGAAAGAACGTCCACGGTGAAGCTCTGGACGGAGGTGGTGGTGAACCTGCGCTCGCAAGGCGTCAGGAGGTAGCGCTCCACGTCGGCGGCTTGAAAAGCGTCGGCGCGGTCGAAGCTGGCGCAGAGGGTGAACGTGTCTCCGTCCTTGCGGCTGGACTCGGCGACGTAGATGGTTCTGGATTCGGGCACGAACCCGTTCCAGATCTCCGCATATGTCTCAGGCGTGATATCCTCGGGAAGATCCCAGCCCTCCGCACGGAAGTTCCTGAGATCCTGCGCAGCGTCCTCGACGCTGAGTCTGCCGACACCGTTGCTGTCGGCATCGAATAGATTTCTGACAAATTCGTAGGTAGTCATTGTTGTTTCCTCCTTACCATTTTCTAAATGCGCGATTGATAAATTGATCAAACAGCCCGGCGCACTCCATGTTGAAAGAAATGTAGTTGTCCGCCGGATGGCGGAGCGCAGGCGAGACGCGGTGTTCGATCCACCATGCTGCAGACGTCTTCGTATCAAGGATCTCGGCAAACTGCCGGACGTACCGTTCTCGACGCTGCGTGAACTCCTCGATGTAGGACGCGTCGTCTTCGTCGGAGAGGTTGTAGTCGATATGCGCGAGGGCGCGATTGTATATATCGACGATTCCGGTGCGGATGTCCTCCGCCCAGCGGATCTGCTTCTCGGTTCCTGTGAGTTCCTTCATTGTTTGTTCCTCCTTAGATTTGGTTTTGATCTCTATGGTCTTATTATACGCTCAATGAGCGGAAATGTCAAGAGGTTTTTACAATTTGAGCGTATTTTTTTTGAAAAATATATGAGGTGATGCAGATGTTCCGATTCAAGAAGGGCGTTTCCGAAGTGCCGTACAACCGGCAGGGGTACATCTATTTCAAATCGCTCCTCTACAAGGAGCTGCCCGAGGCGGAGAAGGAGCGGATCGACCAGCTCTGCCATCAGGCCGGAGGGGAATACTGGCGGGCGCTTCGCGTCTTTGTGACGACGGAACGGACGGCAACGAGCGTCTGCATGAACTACCACCTGTCCAGATCCACGCTGGAGCGGGCGGTGCGGAGATACTATAAGATGTGGAGAGACTGACGGGGAAAGATCCTTCGTCGCTGCGCTCCTCAGGATGACAAAAAAGGGCGCTCATCAGGATGACAGCGACGAGGGAACGATGAGAGCAGCTGCGGCTGCGTCCCGGGCACGAGGCTCGCGCAAGGGACGGAACCGCAGAACTCTATATTTTATCGCGCGCGCACGCGCGCGTTACGGGGCTTGGTAAGGGCCTAACTTTACGACCGCGGCTGACGCTGGGCTCCGATCCGGATGAGAAGCGGCGGGGGACAAGCCCCCGCCCTACGGCGAGGATCGGAGCGAAGCGGAGTACGCGGCGAAAGGACGGGGAGGAAAATCAGTATGGCAGAGGGGTACTGGGTCATCCGGACATACGAGGCCGGGCAGGTGGGCGAGAAGATCAAGTTCTGGTGCCCGGGGAAGAGACCCACGAAGAGCGGCAGGCGGGAGCGGGCGGAGCTCAAGAAGCAGGAGCAGAACGGATACGCATGCGTGAAGAACGCCGCAAGGGTGCTGAACGCGAATTTTCGGGAAGGGGATCTGCTGATCGGGCTGGACTACTCCGACGAGGGGCTGCGGAAGCTGGAAGCCAGGGCGTTTTCCGAAACGACATCGCGCGCGCGGGGGGGCGCGGAGGAGCTGCGCTCCGATTCGGTGGGGGACGGAAAGATAGATTCCACCTCATCCGCCGCTGACGCGGCACCTTCCCCTCAAGGGGAAGGCTGTGAGGCGATCCGGCAGGCGGCGGAAAAGGAGCTGATCAACTGCCTGCGGCGCGTGAAGCGCGAGCTGCAGAAGGCCGGGATCGAGCTGCGGTATCATCTGGCCATCACCTCCGACATGGACGGGGACACGGGGGAGCAGGTGCGCGTGCATCATCACCTTGTCGTCAACCGCGAGGCGCGGGAGGCATTTTTCCGGAAATGGACGCTCGGCGGCGTATTCTCGGAGCCGCTGGCGAGGCAGAAGGACTACACGGCACTGGCGGAATATCTGCTGCGCCAGGTGCGGCGCGTGAAAGACGAGAAGAAATACACCTGCAGCCGGAACTTGATCCGGCCGCAGCCGAGGGACCGTGTGGCGCTCTCGGACGCGGAGGTGCGTGTGCCGAAGGGCGGGGAGCTGCTGTTCCGCGGGGCGTACCGACCGGGGAAGCCGCAGTACATCCGGTATGTTCTGCCGGAACGGGGGAAAGATCCTTCGCTTCGCTCAGGATGACAAAAAGGTAGATTCCACCTCATCCGGCGCTTCGCGCCACCTTCCCCTCAAGGGGAAGGCAAAAACGAGGCTTTGAAGCTGAATCAAATCTAAGCTCTGCGCGGAGAACGCGCAGGGCAGCTCGTGCATGCAGACGGCCGGAGGGCCGTCTTTTTTATGCCAGCATGTTGACGCTTCGACGCACGGCGGAGGCGGTAGATTGATCGCAGAAGGTAGGAAAGGAGGCAGCAGGCATGGCGAGGCCGCGGAAATACACGCCGCAGGCGCTCAGGCGCGCGGTGAGACGGTACTTCCGGTCCATAACCCGAACGCAGACGGTTACGGAGCCGGTGGCGACGGGCGTCAAGGACGAAAGCGGGCACATGATCTACGAGCAGAGGCCCGTGCTCAACGACCTGGGCGAGGAGATCACCTATAAACGGTACCTGCTGCCGCCGTCGATCACGGATCTGTGCCTGTTTCTCGGCATCCATCCGTCCACCTGGAGCGAGTGGAGCAAGCATGACGAACACCCGGAATACGAGGACGCGACGGAGTATGCGCGGCAGACGATCCTCGCGTGGAACCAGCGGCAGCTCCTGACCCGCGAGGGGAAAGACGTGAGGGGGATCATCTTCAACCTGCAGGCCAATTTCGGCATGCGCGAGGGGCATGAGATCGAGGTCGGCAGGGAGACGGCGCAGCTGCTGCTGCAGATGAGTCCGGAGGCGGAGGAGTACGGAGCATAGCGTCGGAGCCGTGCAGCATGGGATACATCCGGCGGGGGACAAGCCCCCGCCCTACGGCGAGGATCGGAGCGAAGCAGAGTACGCGGAGGAAAACGAATGAAGGATAACGACAAGCTGCGGATGTGGCAGGATCGGCTGGCTCAGGCGAACAGCGCATACAAGGATCAGTACGACAGGATGGACGCGCGGGAGCGCATCTACAACTCGGAGCGCAAGCTCCGCCCGATGATCAACGAGGACGGATGCTGCCAGCAGGAGACAAGGCACGTCCGGAACATCGTGTTCGAAAACATCGAAAGCCAGGTGTCCACCTCGATCCCGCAGCCGAAGGTCACGCCGAGGAGAAAAAAAGATGAACATCTGGCGAACCTGATCGAGCACTGGCTCCGGAATGAGCTGGATCGTCTGCCGATGGAGGAGCTCAACGATATGGCGGAGCGCACCGTACCGCTGCAGGGCGGATGCGCGTGGCTCGTGGAGTGGGATCAATCCCAAAAAACGCACGAAACGACCGGAGAGCTGACGGTGCAGCTGCTGCACCCGAAGATGCTGGCTCCGCAGCCGGGGATATTCACCAGCCCCAGGGACATGGACTGGATCATTGTCAAGCAGCCGACGACGCGGGACGCGATCTGGAGGCGCTACCACATCCGCGTGGACGAGGGCGAGGAGGAGCCGGAAATCCGCTCCGAGCAGGACGAGGGCACCTACGAGGACGCCGTGACCGAGTACATCGGATACGAGCGGGACGAGGACAAGATCAACCGCTATTGCTGGTGCAATGAGACGGAGCTGGAGGATCTGGAGGACTGCCTCGCACAGCGGCAGGCGGTATGCGCACGGTGCGGCCGCGTGAAGCCCCTGATCGGGCAGGTGCTGGGCGCGGACGTGCCGGACACGCTGGGCGGAGAGCCGGAGCTCTCCGAGGAGATGCGACGGCAGGTATCCGGCAGGAGGATGGCCGGATGGCTGGCCGAGCGGGCCGCGAACGGAGCGGGCGCGCTGGAATCCATGCCGGTGCAGCCGCCGGAGCCGCGGAAATACGACGGAGGCGCGTGCCCGTGGTGCGGCTCAACGGAATTCCGGAAGGAGAAGCAGGAGTACGAGCAGGTAATGCTGCCGATGCGGACGCAGACCGGGCTGCAGATCCCGGGCGCGCAGGAGGACATCGGGCCGGACGGCATGCCGGTGCTGCAGCCGACGATGATCCCCTACTACAAGCCGGACGGATTTCCGATCATTCTGCAGAGATCCGTCTCGACATACGGGCAGCTGCTCGGTACCTCGGACTGCGATATGATCGCAGATCAGCAAAACACGATCAACCGCCTCGAACAGAAGATCCTCGACCGGCTCCTGAAGGCCGGCACGCGGATCACGCTGCCGAACGACGCGAATTTCCGCACGAGTCCGGAGGATCAGGACAGGTGGTTCGTCGAGAACCCGAGGCAGAAGGAGCTGATCGACGTCTACAACTTCGACGGCAACGTACAGGCAGACATGGCGCATCTGTCCAACGTCTACGAGGAGGGCAGGCAGCTGCTCGGCATCACGGACTCGTTCCAGGGACGGAAAGATACGACGGCGACGAGCGGCAAGGCGAAGGAATTCAGCGCGGCGCAGTCCGCCGGGCGGCTGGAATCGAAGCGGATCATGAAGCAGGCGGCTTACGCCGCACTCTTTGAGCGGATGTTCAAAACGGCGCTCGCCTGCGCATTCGAGCCGCGGACTGTGCATTTCCGAAACTACAACGGCGAGACGGAGTACGAGCTGTTCAGCCGGTATGACTTTTTGGAGCAGGACGCGAACGGAGAATACTGGTGGAACGATCTGTTCCTGTTTTCCTGCGAGACGACGGCGCCGCTGGCCTCGAACCGCGAGGCCATGTGGCAGGAGACGAGGATGAACCTGCAGACGGGCGCTTTCGGCGATCAGACGCAGCTCCAGACGCTGCTGCTGTTCTGGAGCAAAATGGAGGAACTCCACTACCCGGGCGCGGGCGAGACGAAGGCATATCTGGAGGATCAGCTGCAGGCGCAGCAGGCACAGATGATGCAGCAGGCACAGCAGGCGCAGATGATGCAGGGACTCGGCGGGGGACAAGCCGCCGCCCTGCGCGGAGGAACCGGAGAGGAGCTGCCGGAGATCGACAACACGATCCGAAGCGTGGACGAGCAGGCGCGGCAGGACGCGCTGAACACCGTCCTCGCGCAGGCAGGAATGACGTAAGCGACGCGGCCCACGCGGAAAAAGGGCACACGCAGGCCGAGAGCGGAAACATGGCGAGATGACTGGAAGGGAGGGAAGGACATGAGCGAGAAATCGGATTACATCGGCAGAATCAAGAATGCCGGCAGCCAGGTCGTGGAGGCTCCGAAGCAGACGACCGAGAAGAAGACCGGCAAGGTCAAGACCGGCAAGGACCTGCGCGCGGGCAGGAAGTGACGAGGGGAATTCCACCTCATCCGGCGCTTTGCGCCACCTTCCAATCAAGGGGAAGGCTTTAAGAGGAGCGCGGCCTCAAGGGGAAGGCTGAAATCGCATGCCAACAGCGGGAAAATGGCAGGCCGGAAACGGCAGGGAGAATCTATGGAGATCACAGAACAGGGGCTTTACGAGGCGTTCGGCGTGACGCCGGAGGCAACGCAGGCGGGCGAACCGCAAAACACGGAGGCCGGAACGGCGGAATCTCCGGCCGCGCAGAACGGGACGGAGACCGGCGGGGGACAAGCCACCGCCCTACACGAGGAAAGCGGAGAAAAGACCTCTGACGATACGCAGGGACAGCGGGAACATCCGTCCGACGCCGGGACTGACGGCGACGCAGGGAGAGCGGAAACATCCGAACAGTCTCAGGACGAGCGGCGGGAGCATGCGGCGCAGCGCCGCAGGCAGGAGCAGCAGGCGGCCATCGACAAGGCCGTGCAGGAGGCTCTGAAGGCCGAGCGGGAGAAGATGGACGGCCAGTGGAAGGACTTCTTCCAGCGCGCCGGGCTCAAAAACACGCTCGACAACACGCCGATCACGACAAAGGCAGAATTTGACGCCTGGGCGCAGGCGTTTGACCGGAAGAAGATGGAGCGGGATCTTTCCGCCGGAAGGCTGACGCCGGAGACCATCGAGCAGCTGATCGAGAAAAATCCGACGGTGCAGCGGGCGCAGGAGATCATCCGGCAGCAGGAGAGCGCGCAGAAGCAGCAGCAGGACGCTGCGGCGCAGGCGCGCATCGAGCAGGAGATCCGGGAGATCCACGCCATCAACCCGAAGATCAACTCCGCGCAGGACATTTTGGACATGGACACCGGGGAGGCGTTCTACGGATACGTCCAGAAGGGGCTGAGTTTCCGGGACGCGTATTACCTCGCAAACCGCGAGCAGATCGACCAGAGCAGGCAGCAGGCGGCATGGGTGCAGGCGCAGCTCAACCAGCGCGGCAAAGAACACATGGTTCCGGCCGCAGCCGCGAGAGGAGCGGGCAGCCAGAGCGTGCCGGCGGAGGATCTGCGGTGGTTCCGGACGTTCAACCCGAATGCGACGGACGCGGAAATCGAAAAATATTACAACAAAAACAGGAAATGACGAGGGATTCCACCTCATACAGATTCCACCTCATCCGCCGCTGACGCGGCACCTTCCCCTCAAGGGGAAGGCTTTAAGAGGAGCGAGACCTCAAGGGGAAGGCAGAAGCGGAGGCCACCTCATCCGGCGCTGCGCGCCACCTTCCCCTCGAGGGGAAGGCTTTGCGGGGGGGGGATCCTGAATCGGAGGAAAGGAGCATTTGAATATGGCTTTTCAGGTTTACAAAACTGTTGCAGGGCATGTGATCCCGTGGGAGTACCTGCCCTGCTCGGCGATCCAGCCGAAGGCAGGCATGGCGATGGTGCTGTCCAGCGGCAAGCTGGCCAAGTGCGGCGCGACGGCCGCGCCGACGTACATCAGCATGTACGAGGCTCCGGCGGCTGTGTCGGCCGGGACGATCATCCCCGTGATCCGCGTGGACCACGACACGATCTACGAGGTGCCGAACCAGGCGCAGATGACGGCGGCCATCGGCGCAAAGGTCACGCTGCACACCGACGGGCTGCAGGTGACGAACACCACGACGTCCGGCGTGGCCGAGATCGTGGACTATGACGCCGCGGCGGCGGCAGGCGCGGGCGGCA